TTGAGCCGGACGACGGCTGTTGCTAGATCCCGAAAATTTCTGCGGGAACTCTGTACGAATTCTCCTATCGAGCTCACTATAATACTCATCGCTCTGCGGGTCAAATCCTTCTGATTCCACAAGCTTTTTATGAATCCCAAAAGCTGCAAAAGTCATAGCCTCATCTTGCCCAAACCACGCGTTTTGAGACGCCCAATCTTCTGCCTTAGGGTCTGGACGCTGAGCTTTAGGCTGCCGTTGCTGCGCAGCGGCCGGGTTTTGAGCCATATACTGAGCGTAGGCCTGCTCCTGTTGTTGCTGCGCCAACTGCTGCTGCTTTGCATTTTCATACTGCTGAGCAGAAAGAGCCAAGCTAGTAAGCTTTCGCGACGCAGAAACCGTAGCGTCCGCATCCCCCATCTCAACCGCCCGCTTTAATTCCGCTTCGGCCTGCTGTTGTTCTAGGGTCAGTCGCCCGCCATATTCCGTTAAATAACCCTGATCAAGCTGCTTCATCCGTTGACGAACTTGCTCGGCTTCAGATTGAACGCCCTGAGCATAACGCAAAGCTTCTTCTCTTTGCCGCTCAGCTTCGCGCATCTTACGGGTTAAACGATCAATTCTTTTTTGAACAGAAGCACTGTAGTTCTCGTGCTCCGAATCATCTTCGGAAGACTCGGGTGCGGCGGACTCTTCCGAATCAACCTTAAAACCTTTTCCGTCTTCAATCTCTACTTCAGTCTCCTGAGCATCGCCTATCTCAAGATCATACTGAACTTCGTTTTCTTCGTTCTGTTTTGCTTCAGCCATAGTGCTCTCCTTACAAGCTCAAAATATCTTCAGGGTCTTTAATGGTCGCTAGGACTTCATCGTCATTAAGAATGCGTACTTCACCGCCTTCAATCTTAAAACGAGATCCTGCATACCGCGGGAAAATAATCCACTGTTTTTCTTCACACCAAGGGCCATCCGGAAACTTTTCCTTGTCCTTGTAGCAAAGCGGGCCTTGTTTTACCACGTAACCAACTACGGTCTGAATTTGAGTGTCATCCAACATTTTGGAAGACAAAAGGATTCCTCCTTCTGTTTTCTCTCTTCCACGGTAAGGTAGGATTAACATGCGCCAACCGGTAGGGTCGGGCATTCGATCAAGTAAAGAGTCTTCCACCGATTCGGGGTTTAAAACTTTTTTGGCTTTTGGTTCTTTGTACAACTCAGATATTTTGCTAAGCCCTTCTTGGGCATTACTTAAAATATCCTCTTTAGCAGGGTCAGTCATGATTTAGCTCCTGTTGCTCTAGCAGGCCCGAGAGTTCCTGTGAAATGTAATTAAGAGAGTCCAGATTGCCCATAAGCTCTCTGTAATGCTCCATATTTTTCACGGTGTTGTTTTCCAGAACATCCAAGACCTGAGTACGACGCTCTTTTATAGCACGCTGAATAAATTGTACAACATATATGTCTTCCAAGAGACGCATCCTAGTTTGTCTGAGATGTTCGTATTCTTTATATCACAAAAAATAGAAGGTTAATAGCTCCATATTGCATTTGGTAGATCATCATCGCCATCTAAGTGAATAAAACGAGAAGACCAGTCCCCTTTTTGCTTAACCCCTATGCGACGAATACCGTTTAAGCCCGCGGCAACAATCAAATCAATCGCATCTTCACCGGCAACCCTAATGTCCACCGCCTTTCCCTTGGCATGAGCCCCGGGATTGTCTTTAGCCTGCTCAATAGGGTGGTTTGGGCAGCGATAGCCCGAAGAAACCACCATAGGACGGTTGTATACCGCTCTTATCGTATTCAAAACGGCCAAAAAATCTTCGTCAAAAACATACTCACCACAATGTTGGCAAGCCAACTCTTCCGGCTTAAAATAGTTCTTAGACATGGGGTTTCTCTCTGTAAGTTTTAACGCCTTTTTCAACTGAGCGACCGACAACGTATCCCCCTAACCCTATCTGCAACAACAACCACGCTTCTTCACTAAGCCGGTTAGGAAGCCATCCGAAGCTGTCCAACATAACCAAACTAAAAAGCCCCAGCATCACAATAGGACGCCACGTAGCCGTCACCCAATGCTCGCTTTTTGCTTCACTGTTAACTATTCGAGCCTGTCCTTCCAAAAGAGCTGTGTTGTACTCATGAACACGGTCCATGGCACGTCCTTGAACCTCCAAAAGAAGCCTCTTTTGCTCTAGTTTTTCTTCGGTAGACGTGTGTAAGTTATCAATAAGCTCCGCGGCGGGCTTAAAAATACCGGCAATAAGCTCCGTAATACCAATAGACATGACTAATATACCCCTTGGAATCGCTGCTTGACTCGAACTATCGGACTAAACCCCTTGACCATACCGCCTTTGGCCATCTTTCGATGCGCAGAATCCTTCATAAGCGTACCATCCGGCATATAATGCATTCCCTTAGGAGCTTTTTTGCCAACAGCACCGCCTTTCGCCATTTTTTTGGGCTTTTTCTTTTTCCCAGCCTTGTCTAACGCAATAGCAACCGCTTGTTTTTGGGGAAACCCCTCGTCCACAAGCTTGCTAACGTTACTACTGACGACTTTTCCGCTAGAACCCCTAGTCAAAGGCATCGTTAAGCACTCGTGTAGCGGCCGCCGCGAAGAGCAGCGCCCATACCACGCTTGGTGCCACGGGTGATCTTTCCTACCGCGGTGTTAGGGGTCGCTTCTTCGGTTAAAGTAGCGTATGGAATGCTACCTTGTCCGTCAATAACGGCCTTAGCTACAGGCTTTGGGGGCGCGGGAGGCGTTGAACCCATGCATTTTACCTTTTTCATACTAATCTCCTTTAAGCGCCGCTTGTTGGCGCTGAAAATCTTGCTTTAAAAGCTCACGCTGCAAGCTTGCTTGCAAGCGACTCTGGTTTTGCTGTTCTTGACTTTGCAATCTTTGCTGAAACTCTTGCGCTTTTATCTGCGCTTTCTCGCGCTGTAGTGCCAATTCCGCCTGTTCCTGCTGGGCATCTTGCTGCGCTTCCTGTGCTTTTAGCTGAAGCTCCTGCTCTTTCAACTGAACCAGCGGATCTGGCCCTTGGTTTTGGCCTATGCCCGAAAGCTGAGCAGAAAGTTGCTTCATTTCGACCATTCCCTGCGCAATAATTTGCGATTCAAGTGCCTCTAACTCAAGCATCTGTTCTTCAGAAGCAGGTTGTCCGCCCGTTTGTTGCAAGAACTGAACAACCGCCTGCTCTTGAGCCTTTAACTTAACGTGCTCTAATACGTGCTTTAATAAATTTACACCAACCATAGGCATCTGAGCAACTATGGGCGACGTCGCAAAGGTCAAGTGCGCTTGAATGTGGGCATCATGCGACTGACCCTCATAAGCTTTTAATATGGCACTGTCCAACGCGTCGATGTTTTCTTGCGCCGGATCCTTAGGAATCAAAGCTTCTTCCGCTCTAGGCTTCAAGATCTTGTCTACGTCTTTAACCCCCAACGCATGATACATGCGCCGATACGCCTCGTGCATATCATGAAGCTCTGGCGCCTGAGTCGCTAACTGCAACTCTGCTTGAGCAAGAGCAATCCTTTGCGACTGAGAAAAAATGTTGGGATCAGAAACAGGAATAACGTCTATGCGGTCGTCAAAGTCTTCTTGCTTAACACTTCGCTGAGCCCCTGCAACCATATAGGGATATTCAGAAGGCAAGTATTCCGACATGATACGCGCAAGAAGTTTAAACTCCTCCCGCATGGCGTAATGCAAGCGCTTGTGAACAGCACTCATTACCCGAGAACCCTGCTCTAACATCGCTATAGTCGTTCCAACCGCAGCCTGCTGGTTTCCGTCGCCAACCTTCATGTCGGTTATCGTTGCAAAACGACGCCCTGCGTCTACAACAAAACCCAACAGTTGATACAACGTCGCATCCGGTCCTTTAAAAGGCAGCGGCATTAAGCTGTCCCTTAAAACACCGCCGGGAGCATCAACATCGCGAAACTCCCCGGGTTGCAAAGGCTCGTCCTCATTCCGTACTCTTAAGCCACGAGTTTTAAAACCAGCAGGCAGGTTGCTAAAAGTGCCCGCATCAATTAACTGCCGTAAAGCAGCCGTTGCAGTCCGAGATAAGCCCCCTATGGCATGAATCAAACCCAAACCATAAAAGCCAAAGCCCGGCAAAAACTTGTAGTGGACAAAGTACTGGATCTTCGAGCGCTTTGCGTCATCTTCCACAAAGTTACGACGTATCGACAAAACCACACCCGAATCTTCGCTGACCGTCACAATGTAAGGCACCTTAATTCCTGTGGGCTCCCCGTCCTCATCTAACTCTTCAAACCCTTCAAGGTCTAAGTCAACGTGAAACTCAATCAACGTGCAGTCATAATCTATCTGAGAGGAAGACGTACCCTGAATCTTGTCGTATTCTTCTTGAGCACCGCCTAAATCATTGTTGCTTTGTGATGGCAACACGGGAATGTCACGGTAAAACCCAGCAACCTGCTTCTTGCGAAGCTCGTTAAACGGCATCCGCAGAACCTGAGCAATGATCGGACAACTATCCAAATCGCTCGTCTCATACGGAACGATTAAGTTTTCCGCAGGCACAAACTTGCTCACCGCCCGCTCCAAAACCTCGTCGTAATAGACCTTCTTGAAGGTAGAGCCCGCCAAAGGCAAATAAAAGAGCATCTGGTCAAAGTCAGGCGTGTATTCCTTCATGACGTTCATAATGTAATAATTCATGAACTCTTTGACACGATTAGCCTGCTGGATCTGACCACTGCTCGTGTCACCAAAAACCTGCGTCTTAACCGGACCGTCAGAAGGCAAAAGCTCATTAAACGCCTGCGCCTGAAACTGAATCGCTGCCTCAGCCAACAACGGATGCGTTACACCCGAAGCACCCCGAAACGGCATAGTGCGCTCTTCGTAATTAAACCCTAAAAGCTCTAGGCCCTTAGAATACGAATCCTCCCAATCACTGCGACTGGCCTTGTTCGAATCATATTGCGACATCAAATCAGACGACAAAGAACCTAACTCACGGTCATCAACATCCTCTGCCAAGTTCCGGTAAAAATCCCCGTCCTCTTCATCATCCCCAGAAGGATCAAAATCTACCGTAACACCACCATCATCATCCAACTCAATCTCAATGTCTCCAACCGACAAAGAACCCGGAGCACCACGCTCTACATCATCCATTAGACGCAATAAATCCTCGTCTTCCGCTGTGACACGATCAACAAACCCACCAAATCGACTTTCTGACATACTATTGTCCTCCGCTAAGACAATTTAACACATCACGCTACATCGTCCTAGCTATATGAGATAAACTACCTACGCCTCCGCCAAGGGCTTTTTCCTGTATTGGCGTTTTAATTTGGCCATAATCGTCAAATATTTCAGATGTAGGAGGTATTCTTTCTTTAAAATATATTTCATCTATCGGAGTGTCTAGCGTTTCGTTAGGACTAAGACTTCTTAAACTAGGGTCCGCTAACCGTCTTTCCATGTTGCGAGATTCAACTTCTCCAGCCACTGAAGTGTATTTCTTATGGGCCTGCTCCGCCGCAAGACGAGCTTGATACTGAAGAGTAACGGCTTCTTCTTCTAATTTGTCAAATCGTTTTACAAAGGGCTCTAGGCTTTGAAAAAGTAATTGAGACGTCCCCCTAAGTGCCGTTGGAGCCTCTTTTATAGAATCCGGAAGACGCCCGTATTCCCTACGAACAACATATTCTGAAAAAGTTTCGTTTGGTATTTTGTTTTGTTCATACCCTTTAAACAAGGAAGAAAATGCGTCCGCCGCTTTTTTTGTTTCTTCTTCAACCAGCTCATCGGTAACCTTGCCTTTTCGAACATCCAGCGAAGAACGAACAATAGGAGCAATAAAATTTTCTATACTTTTTTGAGTTTGCTTTATTTTTTGGCTCATAACCATAAGACGTTGCTGCAAATCTTTTGGAATATCATCCGGGCTTGCTCCCATGGGAAACCCTTCATAGTCTTGTATCCAATGTTGCGCTTCATGCAACAAGGTAGAAAGCGTTTTTTTCTCCGTACCTTGTGCTAAATAAATAGTTTGTGTAGAGGGAACATACATTCCTTGGGCTTTAATTCCCGGAGGCATGCTTGCAATACGAACACCTGCAATTTCGGGGTATTCTTCTAAAAGTGAAGGAAACTTTATAATTTCACCAAACCTTAAAGGTCCCTTTTGATAAGCAGAAAAAAAGTCTTTTGAATAAGTAAACGGATATCGTCTGGTTAAATCTTCCATCTCGCCTTCATTAAGTACTCTGCCAAAATCCTTTATGTCGTACTTACCTACAGTACTTTCGGGCTCAGCCTGATAACGTCGAATCTGACGGGGAGGAGTGTTAGCGTTATACAAAGCACTGTCTTTGTTTAATTGCGCTTCTGAAGTGTCTAGTTCAATACGAGGTCGACCATCCACGTCGTAACGAAAAACACGTTTATTATCAGAGGCTTGTTCTGAAAAAATATCTTGTGGACTAGCCCCTTCTTGTTCACGTTTTAACAACTGTGAAATATATTTCCTACCACTTGCCGCGGCAGGGCCAAGAAACATGGCCGCCGTACCCACAATCTTACCGACAGGCGTTATATCCGCCATGTCTAAAGCCGCCATGCCATACTCCATGGCAGAAGGGTCCTCACCATACGCTTTCCGCTGAAAAACCTGAGCAACGCCGCCGCCCGGAACAACAAATTGCGCTGGATTACCCTCCAAAGCACGTTCTATACCTTGAAATCCCTCCGCAGCATACGCCATAGGCGAACTAACGGGAGGACTAATCGAACCATAGCGCTCAGCTTCTTGGCCCTGCTCTATCAAAAAAGGGAGCTGTTCCGTAACCGTTTGATAATCCTGAGGAAATTCCTGAGGCAGGCTAACGGGACCGCCTTCGGCACGACGTATATACTTCGTGTATATACCAACCCCCTTATCCCACATCAAAAACCACCCCTAAGCTGCGGTGCTCCCATAATCCCCGCCTGCATCGGACTAGGCTGAGGACCCATGCCCTGCTGCTGAGGTATGCCAAAAGACACAGGCCCCTGAGGACCCTGCATCTGTGGCATCAAAGGTTGCCCCTGCGGCATCATCCCGACGGGCGCATTAACAGGCACGGGCATTTGGGGGGCCATAGGAGATCCCATCGCCTGCTGGGGCAACTGCTGTGAAGGCATCGACTGAGACTGAGCAGCCTGCAACATAGACGCCCGGTTAGCCAACATCTGCGTGACCGCACGCTGACGGTCCCTAATCTCAGGAGGAATGCCGTCATCTTCCATAACCGCACCACCCTCGGCAAAAGGCAATACCTCTAACGAACCCCTCTGGAACGGAACGCCATCACGAAGCAACATGTTGCGCTCTCGATCAAAACGGAAAGACGGGTCGCGGTCCAAGGTCACCGACATACCACCCTGAATCAAACGGTTCTCCGACGGATCATATGTAAACCGCGGCGTAGAAGGCGGAATAGGTGGGGGCATCGGACGAGGAACCGGAGGAGGAGCAACGGGAATAGGCTGACGGCCCGCGGTCGAAGGAGGACGGACGCCGCCCTCTCCACCGCCACCACCTAAAGTCGTAATACCACCCGAAGGCTTACCACCCGTCAAAACAGGAACATCAGGACCGGGACGATACGAACCATCGCCCATGGGAATCTGAGTACCGCCCGGCGTACCGCCGCCCGTAGAAGGCGGAGGCGGAGGCGGGGGTGGGGGCCTACGATCAACAGGCGGAGGAGGCGGGGGTGGAGGAGGCGTAGGCGCCGGCTGCTGCTCCAAAGGAGGCGTAGGACGAGGAGACTTGTTGTGCGACAAAACACCCTCAGTCAAATACGTGTGAGCATCACTCACCGTAATCAACACAACATCCCCAGAAGGATAAGGCTCTAACGCCAAAACCTTCTGACCAGAAAATACCATGCCCGGCTCTACATCCTGAGCCTCAACCCACTCACCATTACAATAAAACTTGTGCGTCAACGAACACACAATCTCCGAATCATCAAACCGAACCAAACAACGGTCAGAATCAGAAACAATCTCTACATGCTCAACAGGATACGAACCCCACCCCATCGTCTCCTCATGCTGAGTCCATACCTCCATACCAACAATTAAATTGCCAGCCTCAATGTCCGTGCCGTCAGATAAACGGACCGCGGTCCACGGGGCGGGGCACGTGGTTACACGAGGCTCAACCGGAACGGGTGGAAGTGAAGGTGTCGGCGTTGCAGGCGTTGCAGGCTCCTGCTCCAAAACAAGGGGTAAAACAGTGCCACCCCCATACCCCGGATCGTCCGGATGATACGGGTCTTCGCCCGGGTCAACATAGCCTCCGTCAGAAGGCGGTAAAGGTGGGGGCGTAGTTCCCCCGCCAGAAGGGGGCACCGGAGGTTGCTGACCACCAGAAAAAGGCGGAACATACGGTGCCGGCCCTAAGTTTTGAGGCGGCGTGTAATTAGCATACGGATTGAAAGCCGGAGGCAACTGACCATACGGATTGTACTGCGTGTACTGATTCGGTAACTGATCCCCAGAACGCGCTATGTCATCCATCGTGTACAAAGGAGGGGCATAATAAACCGTGTTTATCTGACCACCAGACGGGTCAGGGTTCGGGTCGTTTACGTCGGGCTGACCTACCCCGGTCTGTCCGCCCGTGGTAGAACCGGGAAGCCCACCAAACAACTGCGGCCCATACTGCGCAAGAGAAATAGGCTGGCCAACAGGAATTCCGTACTGCTCCAGTAATTCCTCCAATACCTGAGAAGAAACCGAACCATAAAACCCGCCCCGACGGTTCTCCGGTGGAATTAAAACACCGTTAACGGGCGTGTAGCCCGCTTGCAACAATGTTAGATACAGCTCGGTTGGAGCCCCAAAACTGGTTAAATCAATGTTAAAATTAGACATAGTGACTACCCGTAATACACCAGTGAACCCATTGTAAGGGGCTCCTCATCCACATCGTCAGAAGGTAACTCCACAAAATTACCCTGACGATAACGCATTAACGCTTGAGTCGTACTGTCCACTAAGTCGTCATATTCCCCATTCGGGAATGCAGCACACTCTTCTATCAGCTCTTCCGCCCACGGCTCATCAGGTGCCCAAACCATACCACTCTCAAATAACGGCGAAACGCTGTGTACCCTAGACAATTTATCATTACCACGGCTAGGCGTAAAGTTTACCACAGGTATCCCCATATTTCTAAGCTCATGTGTCAACGGCATACCAGAAGCCTTCGCCTCAATAATAACCGTCTCAGGCTCCCAAAACTTATACATGTCATACGCTACCGCCTTCAACTCAGGAAAATCCCAACGACCCTTCCGAGAATCCAACAAAATTAAATTGGGCGGACCACCCTCGTCTGGATAAAAAACACCCCACGTCGTAATCGCACTAAAATCCGCAGTCTCACGCTTCGAAAAAGCCGTGTCATAACTCTGAATCACAAACTGCAACTGCGGAACATGCTTGCCCTCCCAAACACGCCACCACTCCCGCTTCAAAATACTGTTCTCATCACCCGTCGGATTCTGCTGGTACTGCGCATTCCACTTGCTCGCAGGAATACTCGCCTTAACAGAAATTAAATCCTCTTTAGACCAATACTCCGGCCAAACAGGATCTCCAGAAGGCAACTCCATCGGAAACTCAACAACCTCCCACTGATCCGCCAAAGGATCACGGGCCTGTGCGCGCATCAACTGACCCGTCAAATCCTTCTCCGACCAACGAGTCATTACCAAAATAATAGCCCCACCCGGCTGCAAACGCTGCCGAGGTCCACCCGTGTACCAATCATACGCCTTGTCAAAAGCCGTACTAACCATCGCATCCTGTTCTGAGTGCGGATCGTCAATAATACAGTTATGAGTTAAATATGAATCAGCTATAAATGTATTTGTCCCAGTCACATGAAAATTAACAAAGGTCCGTGGTTCGTGTTCCGTGCGCTTTAACTCGCGTACCTCCACCGGAACCCACCCGAGGTTTTCGCACGACCCGCCAAAGCATGCTGTACGCCTTGCCTGTTGAAACCACCCGTCTTTTCTGTTTCGGCCAAAGACTCGAAACGCGCTAACACATTTCCGGAAAAATCCAGTTGCTCCACCGGGCGTTGACTGTGCGACATCCGCGGAGCCTCCAAAGCTTCTTCGGGTGACATCCCCATCGACCGGATCCGATGCCGAATCTGATCCCGAGTAAGCCCCGTGCGCCGCGACCACTGAGCCAGCGAAAGTGTCTCGCCATAGGCTGTAATCCGAAACGTGTTGCGTCGATTGTTTTGTTGTCTCTCGACATCCGACCAGACGCAGTTTTCTGGAGAGTAGGGACCATCGTTGTCTAACCGATCCAAAGTATGTTTTTCCGAAGGACTTGGCCCCATGTCTTTGTAAAAATTGTTGAATTTGTTCCAACGGTCGCAAACAGTTATCCCACGCGCTCCGTAATTGTTGTAATTGGCTGCATTTGGGTTGTTGCACCGCTGACGCATCATCGCCCAAATGTTGTACTCTCGACTGTAAGACTGAGTCATAGATAATCCCCCGCTTGTTTGTATAAGAATCATCTATTTTAACACTTATTTCCTTATACACAACATCCCCAACCACTAAATCACACGCCGATTTCCAACCATTCTCTGTCAAAACAGGATGATGCTCCGACATCTGCAACTCGCTGTTCAAAGTAACCGTAGCGGTGTGCGTGCTTTGGATGACGTGTTTAACGGTATTGAACCCGCCAAGACCAAGAAGTTGATCCCCAATCTTTACGTCCAGAGCACGCTTTTCGCCTTGCGGCACGCGGACAACCGTGTCCGGATGGATACATAAGTCCGCACCGCGGCCCGCGAGATTCGAACCAACACCCACGGCATAGTACATCCCTCCACGGCTCGTGTCCCACCGACCAGAAGCCTTGGAATCCACCGCTAACTTCGCATCAGGAAAAATATCGTTGTAATCCTCACGCTCCATCAGGTTCTTAACCTTTCGACCAAAGCCCACCGCAAGCTCCGTGGTGTGCGTGGCCTGAATTATTTTCATCGCGGGCCGCTGACCGATCATCCAAGCAGGAAACAGATAGCTGGCAAACTCCGACTTGGTGTGACGAGGAGGCATGTTGACTATCAGACGCTTGAGCTCGCCCCGCGCAACGCGCTCTAGCTTTTCTGCGATGATTCGATGGTGCTCGCCCGGTATAAACTCTGGCCAGACATGCTTAACAAACGATATAAAATTCTGTTGCGCAGCCTCCACACGTTCTATTTGTGCTAAACGAAGCTCTAACTTCAGAACTTTCTCCTGCATTTCGTTGTTTTCTAAGAATTCCATACGTTTCGCATACCTCAAAAAATTTTCCACAGTATATCAAAGCATAGCGGACAAGGAACCTATCGGTTTTTTTAATCGAAAAACCACTTTCGATAGGTTTTTCCATATGCAAAAAGTTTCATATGGTAGGGGTCCCAAGACACTTTTTAAAATTTTTACATGAAACGGAATGTTCCACGTGGAACACGGTAGGATTTTTACTCTGTGTTATTTGCGAATAACCTGCACTTTACACTTGCGTGGGGGGGAGATGCCGCGTCGCGCGGGCCGCGCCGGCCGGCCGGCGCCGGCTGGGCCCTTTTGCCTCGATTGCTGAGGGGCCCCACGCCCCACGGGCCGCGGGTTATCCACAGCGGGCCGCGGGCCTTATCCACATATCCACAGCGACGCGCAACGCACCACGGGCCGCGGGTTTGGGCGTGTACCTGGTACACATGCGTCGAGCCATTCTATCCACAGGCCATGCGACGGCGCCGGCGGGCCTTGTTTGGATGTCCACAGCCAAACACCGGCGCCACCAAACCACGGGCCACGTGCAGGAAACCGGCGCCACCTGCACCAAACACCAGCGCACCACGTGCAGGAAACCGGCGCCACCTGCACCAAACCACGGGCCACGGCCGGCGTGTAATTGTTTCGGCAGCGGCCCGACCTTCGGCTGCCGAACGCTTCACCACGTGAAAACCACGGCCGAATGACCACGGGCCACGGATCACGGAAAACAGGCAAAAAAAACCGGCCACGCGGGCCGGTAAGTTTGGGCAGGGGATCGCGGGCCCACGGCCCGCTGGTTTTACTACCAGTCTATCATGATCAGCGTGCGAACGTCGCCGGTCTTCACTAGGCGGCCGTCGTCGTTGCCGCGGTACACTTCGAAGCAAGGCATAGGACCAAGCTTGCGGCGCCGGCTCACACAGTAGCGTTCACCGGCCTCAGCCCGAAAGTCGGATAATCGTTTGACGTGCCGGCGGATGGCCAGCGGCCGGTCAAAGCTTACGCTCACGTAGTAGGTCATACTTCAACCCCCCAAACTTCGAAGGCCCACAAAAGGGCGTCATATTGCTCGACAGTTAAATCGAGACGGCATTCCTCGCCCCACCACTCGCCACGGATGGCCGCATCGTCCGGCTCGGAGTATCCACTGATTGAATACCAGACCTCTACGTGCGGCCCGCCGCAAACCAAAACCACGCGCGCTTCATCGGCTTGGATGTCATCACGCGACGCCCAGCCGATCGTGCGGTACTCAATCGATAGGGCCAAACCCTCGAAGGCCATTAGATCATCATCGGCCAGCCAGTCGCGGCCGCGGTCGGCCAGCTCCCAATACCGGCGAATCTCGGCCATACAGGCCACAACCTGATTTTTCAAATAGTCCTGTTTTTTTTCCATTCTAGATAATGCCATTTTTAAACTCCCGTAATTGCGTGGCAACGGCGCCACGGGGAAAGTGTCGCATACTAAATACCAGTGATGCAACCCTACAAAAAGGGCGCCCGAAGGCGCCCAATGTTCAAGAATGCGTGTATCCGTCGGGCTCGATCCCCAGCCACATTCCGCACCAATAAATCATTATCGACCCATCACCGTGGCACGGCGCCTGTACAGCACGGCGAAAGGCCCGATACGGTAACCCCTGATCGGATTGCGTCCACTTTCGATACAAGGCCGCCCGCTGGGCACGTGTTAGAGTGATCATATCGCGGCCCCCTCTTTTATCTGGGCGCCACGCGGCGGGTTAACAATGGCGACGGCGCGACCATTGCCGGACTTTTTTTGTTTGAATACCGCTAAGGCCTCGGCCTCAGTCAGATCATAGTCGCCCCAAAAAAAGCCGGCGTCATCACTATAATAATGACAAGAAAACCGGCGAGGAGTATCCCACACAGACCCGTCGGATTTAATTGCCTCGGCCATGCATATAACATGGCCCACGGTAAAGTCGCCAAAAGGATAAGCGGTGGCCGACAATATTGCGCGGCCCTGTTTACGGGCGGCGATAATCGCCCGATTAATTAAACTGATTTGAGCGTGCATTATTCGCCCCCCTTCCAATTTTCATCCACGTATATATCGACGTCGTAACAGTCGGCGCCCAGTCCTGTAATCGCATCCGTCGCAAAGTGCGACTCAGTAGGAACGTCAAAAACACCGGTGGAAAGCTTCGGGTTTCTAACGGCCCAGCGAATTAAATTTTTACAGTCCGGAACCGAAAGGCCCGAGATATCGCCGTAAATTAAAGCCGGCAAAAAGTGGCCGGCAATTGTGACTTGGTCATACAGTTGTAATGCCATGGTTTTTCTCCCGATTGAGTGGCAACGGCGCCACGGGTTAAATCATCGCATAATAAATATCGGTAATGCAACACCAATAAAAAAAGGCGCCCGAGGGCGCCCGTCCACGGGAGTGAACATTTAGGCGGCGGTGGCCACGCGTTGCCAATCCGACCGCGGTAAATCTAGCACGCGCCCGCCCAGCCGTTGCCAATCATCCACGTTGTCGGCCGCGGCCTTATGCGCCACGGCCGTGACAGCGTTTACGAAAGTGGCGCGGGATATGGCGCCGGTATATCCAGCCTGCCCCACGGTAGCCAAAAGGCCGTCCAATACGTTCGCCGTGTCTTTTTTGGTTAGTTGCAGGACCTTGCCCAGCGACTCGACGGCGGCCTGTGGTGATCCCTCAATCAAATCATGGCTAGCATGGCGCATCTTATCTAACACGTCGTCGAATGATTCTCTCGACGCGTACGCGGTCACTAAATCACGTACCTGCAATTCCAGCGCGTGATTGTCGGCGTCCTTTGCTTCATCGGTCAAAAGGCCCCACACGTCGGAATCACCGCGCGCGCTCGTAATATGAGATTTGCGCGTGCGATTCTCGGTTTGCATGCCATTTAAACAGGCCAGCGTCCAAAACATTTGATAAACCTGTACCGATCCGCAACCGACTTCTGAATTAGAAAGGCCGATGCCTAAGGCCATCACGTCGCCGACCGCGGCGCCGTCGCCGGTGATAGATTCGGATTTCAAACGTAAATACATGCGCTTGTCTGTTACGTCGCCCTGTACCACGCGCCATTGCGCCTCTGATTCCATCAATTGCGGTAAGGCGGCATTTAGCAGATGTGCATTGTCAAAGGTTTTGAACCGGTCCGACACGAAAGCACGCGCCATACCGTCGCGTTCCGAATCCATGTAAGCACGGACCATGCGCACGGCCGGCTCTTTTTGCCATATAGCGTTCACCAAGCCGTCGAATTCAGTCGAATAATCCCGTTGTAATCGAGACGCGGTCCGGACGTCGATACCGGCCCTTTGCGCGATTTGATCAAAAGCCACGTCGTTTGCCCGTAGTATGCGCGTCGGTTCGCCGCCGTTTTGTTCAAGAATGATTGAGCTGGACGCCGTTTTGCCGTCCGACTCGGTTTTAAATTGCAATTGATCCGTGGGTGCCAAAAAATCCGCGGAACGATTAGCCTGTTGTTGCACGCGAGTTAAGAGGCCGGTCAAAGTTTTGTTGCTGTTTTCGATAGTATGCATTTTCAATTCTCCCGATTAAAAAAAACCGTAGCAAAGGCGCTACGGTTTCGAATATCGCATAGTAATAAACCATGCGCAAGTCTATTTTTTAAAATTTATGCCGCGACCGCTATCACGTCCGGATCGACAACAAACCCGCCCGTGTCTTTTTTGGCCTTACCCTTTGCACGTAGGCCGACAATCATTCCGCCGGCGTAGGCATTCAAAAGGTCCGACCGGTCACCGTCAATAACATCGCGTCCCAAAAAAGTTTGGGGCAAAACATCACCACGGAAAACCACGGCCACTGGTGCGCCGGTGTCGAGCGCAATGGCGACCGATTTAGCAAACGTTCGCACGCCCGAATAACTGAATATCAATCTATAATTGTCCGGCAAATAGCCCGGCTTCAAACGCGCCGGTATCTTAGTGTAATCAATGAATTGGATTTGCGGGAATTGCTGGGGTATGCCATACCGCGTCCAATCCACGTCTGAAATTACGTTCAATCTAACAACAGGCTTTAGACCTTGCCGTTCGCAAAGCTTTGCAAAATTGGCTAGTTCTACACGCAATTGCGCCAAAAACGCCTCCGGATCAGATTTAAACCACGCGGCCTTCGCCTTTCTCGCATCACGAACATCCGGCGAATTACCGCGGCCCGACGATTCCAAACACGGGCCTTGGCATGCCGCGGCCTTGCTACCGGCGCACAAAACATCGTCCGGAAACAAAGAAAGGCCGGCATACCGGAATTTTTCGCCGCCCAATAGTTTGATGACGGCGTACGAAAGCAGCGTGCGCTTGGTTTTTCCTAGTTTAGCGTTGCGGCCGGTGGTATCTAACAGTTTTTTTATTCTCATGCCGCTAACCCCTTTTTGTTTTCCCAAATCGGCGACGTTAAAAACGTGCCACCAAAACCACGTTTTTTGCTATACGTGCAAACGCAATCCAAAACTGGATGGTCGCGTTCAAATTCACGATTGGAACCCCATTCGACTAAATCCCAGCCAAAAAAAGCGGACGCATGCCCACTGTTTTGAAGCTTATTCTGAATATCATCAAACCCCTTTGCGCGCATCACAAAACGAACCCGCATGCGTTTGCTGGGCTCACGAACATTCCGAAACTCTAAATAGCAATTAAACTTCATTTCAATTCTCCCGATTAAAAAAAAGGCCTAGCAATCGCTAGGCCTCCGACTATCGCATAGTAAGTTATCGTACGTCAATCACTTTTTTCGTATGCCGCCCGTAGCCGTTCCAACATTTTTTCGGCGGCAACGTAGTTTGGTGCGTACCATGCGCCCGACATGGTGACGTGATTAAACGATTCAACGCCGTTTGTTCTTAATGCATGGCTCAATACGTGATGCAATTCACGCAATGCCGAATGTACAAACGAATCATCACTCGTTTGCCCGACGCGTGTCATTTTATCTTGAATCGACTCCACATCGTGCCGTAGGTCGGTCAGTACATCTAGCACTACGGCTAGGTCTAATTCTACTTCGTTTACTAAATCGCTCATGATTCGTCCCCCTCTTCCACATCGCTCTCATGCACTTGGTTAAACGCATTTAGCATTGCAGTGTAAATGATATAATACGCAACGCTAGTGATTAGGTTATCTACGCTGGAGTGTTTAGGATCAAAAGTATTCATTGCCATCTCTTCACCCACATAGAACAGATCAGACCTATATCGCTTGACCAACTCGATTAAATCCCAAGCACTATGATAGAAAATAGTGTACTCGCTACCATCTGCACACCAATGCGCGTAGGTGTTATAGTCTCCGTAATGATCTGCGTCATAGTCAGCTATCATCATGCTAATGTAATCGTTGAAGTCCTTAATGTTTTTCATATTCTGTCCTCCTCTTCCAAAAAGTAACCGTTTGGAAGCCCCTCGTACTGACACGTATCACAAAAAGCTTCATCGTCGGTTTGCCCTACTTCGAATTGCTGAGTTTCTACCCGCCATGAAATATAACCACGCCACACTAGGTCTTCACTACCGCATTCTGCGCACTGATACTTTTTCATATTCTGTTCTCCCGATTGAATATTGGTTTACCGTCATTTACTGACAGCTCTCGCATACTAATCTACTTCATTCTGGCGTGTCAACAGTTTGCGACCTGCGTTTTTTTAATTCTCGGTCTATTGCAGTTTCGCTGTTTAAAGTCTCACGAAAAAAACGGTCCAGCCAAAATAATAAAAACACTACATAGTCTCCAGATAAGTAAAAACCGATTCCCATTCAATAGGCTCATGCCACTGCCCCTCTGGCGGCTCTGACAGGCCCTCTACGCGAATATTGGCCACACCCTCCCCACGGTATGCCAAAAGATCGTTCGCGCCCCCTGCGGGCTGTCTATAGATCAGGCAAGCAACAGGGGCATGCGAATGCCTTGCGGCAAACGCGGCTTGGTGAGGACTGATCTCGACGGCCGTCTTTTTCGCTATTTTTAGCTCTAACATGATCAAGCGGCCCGAATCAAGACAAATCAAAACATCTGGAATACCTTGGCTAGCCCAAGACTCAATCCTCGTCGGGATCCAGTTCGGGCGATAGATCGTCATCTGTTTCTTGAACATTCTCCAGAATGAGCTCTCTTTTTTTGGTGCGACTCGCTGTCGAGTCAATTCCGGTATCAACGGTGATCGGCGCATAATTGGCTTTCAACTCCTTCAAGGCTTTCATTACTTCGTCTTTTGACATGCTGTCGATTGTGCCGTGCCGAATTTCCGACTTGGCAACGTAAATATCCCCGTGAGCCTGCCCTCTTCGATACTCTGCTTGCACTGCGGCAGAAAAAGCACCTGCGGCCAAGGCTTCGTCCCGAATGCGCTGTAAATCCCTCAAGTGGCGTTTGTACTCAACGCCGTATTTCTGGTCGAGTTCATTCCGATAGTCACGGATGGCCTTAACAACATGGGGAGAGTGTCGGGGGTTTGTCATTTCAGAAGCTCTAACGTGAGCAGACCGCGGCGCGTAGCCTGCGTTAATCGCTGCCTCTGTCAAAGTAATCTGCCCGTCCTTCGTGACAAGCTCGCGGACAAAGAGTTCTTGCTTGCGGGTAAGCCGCCTATTCTCCAAGGCTACCTTGGGTCCCGGGCGTGTTAGTTTCTTGGTGAAGTCTACTTTTTCGTTCTGTTGCGCCAAGGCGCCGTATCGATCAGGTTTTTTCTTTGGCATAAGGCCTCCTATTGCTCCCATAGTAAGACCAGATAATAGCAAGAAGATTCTCTTAAAAAAACCCCCTATTGTTATATAGCCAGAAAAATATTTTTTCAAAAAAAAAATCTGGAAGAGGCTTAACGCAAAACCTTTGTAAGTCTAGCACCGTACCCCGTGTAACCCTGCCGTAACCCCCCAACCCCAGTGTTCTTGCGGCTTTCAGGGCAAAGGTTACATGGTTTCACGGGTTACGGCTATTTAAAACGGGAGGGGAGGAAAAGTTTTGCTGGCTCTATATATAATAAGGGGGAAATTAGTAACTACCTTTGACCCGCGATCCGCGATCCGCGATCCGTGATCTCCCTCCCTTGACCCTTAACCCTAGCCCCGTGTCCCGCGATCCGTGTCCCGCGATCCGCGATCCCTCCCCCGCATTCCCCCGCACATAGCACGCGGCACGCGGCCCTTGAATCAATGTGTATTGTAGGAGACGGGTGTCATGACGGGTTTTTGGAGGAAGATGGGTGCTTTGATGCCGAGCTGTTCGACGCATTCGAGTTGGATTTGTGTGAGTCTGCTATCGGAGAGTTTGTTGAGTTCTTCGGGGAGTTCTTTTTTGAGGGTTTGTATGGCTTTTTGCATGTCGTAGACGGCCACTTTGGCGCCGTGTACGGTGGCTATTCCGAGGAAGGCGTGTTGGTATCCGGCTAGGACGAAGATATCTTGGTCGCAGATGGATTTGATGAAGTCGTTGTAATCCATGTTTGTTCCTTGGTGGTATGTTTGTTAGATTATATCGCGGGCGGTAGGAGACGTAATCTTTTTTTGGGGTTTTTGGTTATGTCTGTTGAAGAGTATCGTGTGTGTAAGACGTGTGGTGAGAGTAAAGAGTTAAACACCGAGAATTTTAGTAGTGTGTATAGGGTTTTGAAGCGCACGAATGTTCGCAAGAGGGTGTTTCGGCGTTCTTGTAAGCCTTGTCAGTATAAGTTGGTGATTTTGTCGAGGGCGTCGAGTTCTAGTCCAGAGGCTTATTTGCGTCGTAAGTGGAATACTTTGCATCGAAGGAGGTTGCGGGCGGATATCGAGGTTTGTCCTAGCTTGCGTGGTAGTGATGGCTTGGCGTATTTGATGGACCTGTGGTCCGCGCAGCGTGGTTTGTGTGCCGTGACGGGTATTCCGATGACGTGGGGTGCTGTGAGGCGTGCGGACGTTCAGAGTCAGGGGTATGGTCGTGTGGTTGGTATTGACCGGATAGACGGGTCGGTTGGTTATGTTCGTGGGAATTTGCAGTTGGTGTGTAGTCAGGTGAATTACATGCGTGGTGGTTTGAGTGAGGATGATTTTTTGGAGTGGTGTGCGGCGGTGGTTGAGGGGCGTGTTGCCCCTTTTTGTTAGACGGTGACTTCTACGGTTTGGTTGGTGTCAGTCAGGTCTTTGAAGCTATGGCTTTTATGGCTCAAGACGTAGCCTTTGTTCATTAGGATGTCGTCGTGGCCTGTGACGTCATAGACGTTGATTTTGGTTTTCCACTTGCCTTTCTTTGGGATGTTGAATAGGGGGCTCCAATCGAGGCGTGCGGTAGTTGCTGCTTTGCGTGCCGCGGTCTCTGGGTCTGGGTCTCTGGCGTAAGAGTAGATTTCGCCGCCCCACATCCACACAACGGCCAAGTAGTCTTTCTGGTCAGACATAGTCTTTCTCCCGATTTGTTAATGAAGTGTTAGCGTTGAGCTAACATACCCTATATAGCATAGGTATGGGATAGTGTCAAGTAATAAAGCATAACATTAACAAATTGTAATGTTTAACCTTGGCCGCTCAGTATCGGGTTGTGCCCATGATGGTTTTATTGTTCGGGTTTGGGGCGGTCTATGCTGGCTTGTTCTCCGGCGAGTGCGAAGTAGGCGGCGCCGTCCTCATAATTATCGGGTTTATAGCAGCCTTGTTGTGTTCTGACGGCTTTGAGCAGGGTCATGAACAGCCAGCCTTGTTCGACGGTGAGGCTTTGGTCGGCAATGGCGTTGAAGGCGGTAATTGTTTTTTGCATTGAGCGCTCGCCCTCGGGTTTATCGTAGGTTGCCCCGCGGTCCGCGAGGTGTTTTTCGGCGGCGTTGAGTATTTCTGTTGCTTTCATAGTGCTTCTACCTCGCATTCCGTTTCGATCCAGACTTTGGCGCCGCAGGCTAGTGGCTTGTTGGGGCTATAGACGATGCGTGCGATGCATTCGCCGTTGTGAAGGATCCGTGCGCCGTTGGCTTTGCGGTTTTGTTTGTAGTCCTTGACGGTGATGACCGGGAGGTCTTCGCCTTTGTTGTTGGCTCGGATGTTGTGTTGATTGACATGGATTTTGGTTTTCATTCGT